CACGAACTTGTTTCTTTGTAGCATTCATGTTTTTAAAATAAGGATATGCTCTGAGTAGATACATGTCTTGTATAAAAACAGCATCTACTGCTTTATCAACTAATTCGTAAAATTCGTCATTCATTAGATAAGTTTGTGTTCACGCATGTATTTTATTGAATCGGTGCATCCACCGATCTTTTCTGAGTTTAACAGAACTTGAGGGAAAGTGCTACCTTTACCGAACTCATCATAGAACGATTCTCGATTAAAGTCAACATCCAATTTATATTCTCTGTATGTA